CTGCTTTCTTGATACCTTTTGAGTTTTTATTAAACAATGCCTCTTCTATGATTAATGGTATGGACGATTTGCCCATACCATTAGTTCCCAAAATTTGGGTTACTGTATTGTCATCTAATTGTAACTCATTACCAGAACCATAACTAAAGCAGTTATCCCATCTCAACGTTTGTAGTGTAATCATTGTATGTGCCTATTATGTCTGGTATTTTATCAGGATTAATTTCAAGTATATATGTCAGATACTCTGATAGCTCTTCTTGTATGGACATTTCTTTATCCATAATAAGCGTAGCCTCTGACTTTCGTTTTACTACTTTCTTATCCAACAGCTCTGAGTTTTTTACTGTTGCAAGGTCTTGTATATCGCCCTCTATCTCATAGATAGTATGATCGTAGTCTGTAGGTATCATTTCATCTTCTGTAGCTACTGTCTTTCGTAATAGCTGAGGAAGGCGAAACTCTTCCCACATCCAATCCCAATTATTTTCATTAATCAAAAGGTATCCGGTCTTTACCTTGCTCCTATGAAATGATGTAGTCATGGGACTACCTGGATATACAATATTTCTTTGTGTATTGCTATGACTGTGTAAGTCTCCTGCAAACACTACAGGGAAATCTTCTAGTAAGTCTAGGTCGATTTCTGGTTTAACGTGAGGTGGTATCTCTCCTCTGACATGAGTGAACAAGGGCATACTCTTATCAAAATGATCTACAGCACCTTTTCTATGTAAGTCAGCGTAGGGCAATATGCCATAACCTAAATCTTGGTCTATGTATGATATATCTACTACATTTATTAGAGGGTTGATGTCCCGCGAGACTTGCTTTAGTTGGCTAAAGAAAGTCTTGTTCTTTTTAGTAGCTTCGTGATTTCCATCATAGATAATTGTTGGAATCTTTACTCCACGAATAAACTTGAAGTAAAGTTCCAACTCTTCCATATTCGGAAGACGATCAAAGAGATCGCCCCCGATTATGTGCATATTACACTCATTCTCTAACTCATAGATCTGGTCAAAGAACATTTGATAACGGTTTGTAGCCCACTTGACTGGGACATTTTTCTGACCCAGTTTTATGTGCCAGTCTGCCGTAAAGAGAATCATCCTACATTAAACTCTTCTTCAAGAAGCTCGTCATCAGCTTCGTTTCCTGCATTGCGTACTCGATCAAGAAGCTCTTTCTGCGCGTCAGGTGTAGGACGTGGCATTACATCGTCCATTGATTTTAGGTCAGCAACTAGTGCTAACTCGTCCTCAGTAAGAGCGCGAGGCTTGCACTTGAGTGCTTGTAGTTGATACTCAACATTGTAAGGAAGTGGGCCAGTCTTGACGCGCTTGAAACAGATGTCCCAACCAGTCTCAGGATTAGTTGGATCACCTAAATCTTCAGCAGCAGTAATAATTTGCTCCCATAGTTTTTTCTTTAGGTTTACAACTTTAACTTGACCATTATCAATGCACTGAGTAGCGTAGCTCCAGCCACACTTCAGATCAGGATAATACTCACGTACCCAGTCTTTCTCTACGTTGTTGAATCTTTCAGAGTTTCTATCAAAAGATAGGCACTCCATTGGAATATTTTTATCGTTCTCACCTTTAATCCAGTAAACATAGCGAGCAAGAATGTCGCCAACGATACGCATTTTGTTATCGCCGTCTTGATATTGAAAGGTGTCGATTGATGATTTTTGGGCAGAGCCCTTTTGTTGGTTAAATGCAATAGCCATTAGTGTATAGTCTCCAAATTGACTTCTTCGTAAATGAAGGTTATTTCATCTTCAGTTACAATAAGTAGCCTGTTATCTTCAATGTCATCTAGAGGCACAGGACAGTGTAGTGCGTCTAGCGTCGTTTTTTGTGAGGCGTAGTAATCACCCAAGCTACGTAAAGAAGCAAGAGCGTAATACATACATATTTCTTTTTGTTCGTACTTATAGGAGTGGTGCAGCAAAAACTCTGGATGTACCAGAAAACAGTTACCGGAAAAGTTTTTACTAGAAAATTTATAGATAGGGTCGTACTTGTTTTTAGGGATTGAACCCTTAATAAGCATTTCCATAATCATATTACAATTATAGATGCTACCAGCCGCCGTATCGAAAAC